GCCAGGTGCCAACAGCTAGGAGGATATCTGAAAATATCTATCTGCACCCGGGAAGATATCAGCAAAAAAGTGTATACACCGAAGTGGGATATCTTTATTAACTACGAAGGTGATGAGTATATCACAAGGGAGAGACAGAAGGACGGATCCTACAAATGGCGAAAGGCATATGGGTACAATCTGGAAGATTACACCTGGTATAACAAAGACTGGGATGAGTATGTATACATGAATCCGCCAGGCAACGTCCAGATACAGAAGATCTTGGGGACAATAAAAAAAGGATTCTGGGGGATGTGCGAGTGGCAGGAAGGCTGTAAAAAACGGAATGAGGATAAAAAAATAAAGAAGCTGACGGATCAGTGGGATAAGGATATGCAGCCGATCAAGGATCCACCAAAAGGATTCGAGACCTGGTGGCATCATAACGCATTCGACGGCAGCAATTATATTTATTATGCCTCGTCGAAATCTACGGAAGGATATTGTACGTCGTGCATCGGCAGGGTAAAGCTGCCGGAAAAACCGACACACAACACAGAGAGTAGATGCCCAGTCTGTAAGAAAAAGGTCACATACATATCGCGGGCAAAGAAAACACAATGCATCTGGATACGTGCACATGATGCTTCCTGCATCCAAAGATATAAGGACGGACTGGTGCAGAGAGACTTTGAAGTGCGGAGATGTGACGATAAGGATGCCCTGAGCATTAATAAATCTACTTACACCATCCGCGAGTACAGGAGAACCATTGTCACAGCAAAAGGATGGGGGACATATATCTACATGGATTATCGCAGGAGGGGAATGCGCTGGGCAGCAGACCCCGATGCCTGGGTAGGAAAACACTGCGAGACAATGTACCGGAAGAATTTCGGACAGATATTCAAAAAATACCATACGGCGTATCCGATTGCCGCGAAACATGGGTATAAAGCGGCAGGTCTGAGGTATTTTCTGAGCCAGGAGCAACGTTATCCTGCTATCGAGATGACTTACAAGGCGGGAATGTACAGGCTGGCGGATGACATGGTAAGGGACAGCTGGGGACAACTGGATAAAATATTGAAGAACAAAGCATCCGGTGGACTTGCAAAGATCCTTAAAATAGATAACGCCAGGATGAAGCGTCTGAAAAACATGGATGGCAATATCAGGATGCTCATATGGCTGCAGAAAGAAAAGGAGATGAATACGATATTGCGTGACTGCGATATAAAAACACTCACAGAAGCAGACATCAGTCCGGAAGATTTGAAAAGATCCAAAATCAGAAAATATCTGACCATTGAAAAAATCTGTAATTACCTGAACAAACAGGCAGAGTTGAGATCTCTAAAAGGTCATGGATTAAAAACATCAATATGGAGAGACTGGAACGACTACGTGAACATGATGGCCAAACTAAAGATGGACTGTAACAGGGAACTCCTGCTGAAACCGAAAGACCTTGCCATTGCACATAACGAGTTAGTGGCACAGATATCCATGCTGGATTCCTCAGAGGAAATTGCAGAAAAGAAAAAAGATTTCCCACAGGCACAGGAACTCATGGAATCTGGAGAACTGGAAAAATATGAGTATGATAACGGCACTTACTGCATTGTAGCCCCCAGGAGCATCGATGATATCTATCGGGAGGGAATCGTATTAAAACATTGCATTCACACCTGTGATATTTACTTCCAGAGGATCAACATCAGAGAAACCTATCTGCTCTTCCTTCGGCACAGCGCAGAACCGGATACTCCCTGGTACACGGTGGAGATTGAGCCGGGAGGAAACATCCGGCAGAAAAAGTCCGTACTGAATGAGGCATATAAGGATCTGGACGATGCAATGCCGTTTCTGCAGGAGTGGCAGCAGTGGGTGAAGAAAAATCTATCCGAAGAGGATAAGAAACTGGCAGAGAAGAGCGACAAGGCCCGCAGGGAAGGCTATAAAAAACTGCGGGAGCAGAAAAAGATAGTATGGCACGGGAGCCTGCAAGGAACACTGCTTGCGGATGCTCTGGAGAGTGACTTTATGGAGGTGATCTGATGGAATTAATGGAATACACAAAAACATATCAGGAATATAAGAAGGAGCTGGATGCAGTCCTCACCCGGACGGCAGAGGACTTTGTACAGATCGGCTATCTGCTCAAGGTGGCCAGAGACACAAATGTACTGGCAGAGAGCGGCTATGCAACTGTGACAGATTTTGCCAGGGCTGAGTATGGCATAGATAAGACGCAGGTAAGCCGCTTTATCAGCATCAATGACAGATTTTCGGAGGATGGCTACTCTGATCATCTGCTCCCGAGCTACAAGGGATTTGGATATGCAAAGCTTACCTTGATGCTGCAGATCCCGGACGAGATCAACGAGGCGCTTCCGCCTACGCTGTCCAAGGCAGAGATTCAGGACATAAAGGACGAGGTGGATGCAGAGAGCAAGGTCACGGATATTGAGGTAGAGATCGAGCGGGCGGAGGCAGCAGCCGTAACGGACAAGCCCATGCTTCCGCCGGAGGGATCGCCCCTGAAAAGAAATCTCTGGCAGTTGGGGAAGGAGCAGGAAGAACTTTTCCGGAAGCTATGGATGGTATGCTTTATGGAAACAGCAAGCGGAAACAGAAATAATGCAGAGATCATGGATGTACTGATTCCACAGGGAGACGCAGTGTATACCGTCCGGATCCCAGGAGAGCGTAGGACACAGATCATTGTAAATTCTGATGGAGCTACCATCGTGAATTTGAAAACGATGGAGCGGAGCAAATACACAGAGGATCAGATCTGTGATGCAGTCCGGTCTCTCATAGATGGAGGCAGCAGTCCTGAGGAGCAGTACAAGATGCTCTATGGTGAGGACTTAACCCAGAAAGAATCGGAAGTTGCACCGGTGCAACCGGATGAAACTCCGAAGGAAAAGAAACCGGAAAAGCGTAAGGAATCCCGTGTGACCAAGGCAAACACCGAAAAGAAAAAGCCCAAGGAACCGGAAAAGAAGCCGGAGCAGATGACCATCCCGGGAGCCGCACCGGATCCGACACAGAATGAACCGGAAACACAGGTAAATGACTTGTCCTCAGGGAAAAGTGGCGCGGATAATCAGAATACCGAAGCCATGGTCACGGAAGAACAGGTACCGGGGCAGACCGACATAGAAAATGACTTTCCGCAATACTGTCCGGATGAGGGTGACCAGAGAGACGCTTACCGTAAGTCCATCCGTGGCAGCGTGGAGAACCTGGTACGATATGTCGAGATGGATCTGATCGTTGCCGCCAGACAGCAGCTGTCTGATATCTCCGGCTATCTGGACCGCCTGGAAGAACTCAGCAAAGGAGGCGGGCAGAATGTCGAAGATGTCGAAACAGGCGAGAGCGAGGGAGTTTAATGCCGCCTCTCGTCAGATCATCAAGGAGCGGGATCTGTACCAGTGCATCTTTTGCCGTATGGGATATCACATGGAGGACGTCACCTGGTACGGACAGCAGCTGCAGAGCATCATGCACTACATACCGAGATCCCGCGGCGGACTCGGGATCCCACAGAATGGAGCCCTGGGCTGCCAGAGTCACCATGAGATGCTGGATAACGGAAACAAGGGCAGACGGGAGGAGATGCTGCAACTCTTCCGAGCGTATTTGCAGGACCATTATCCGGACTGGAGCGAGGATGCCCTGACCTATAACAAGTGGGGATGATGTATATACAAATTTGTATATACACGAAAGGAGCGCAGAGATGAAAAGCAGAACAATAAGCAAGATCATCCGGATGACGCCGGAGGAAAAGCGGCGACTGGAATACTGCGCCGAAAAAATGGCAAAGACCGAGACGGAGATCCTGATTGCAGGAGTGAATAATTACTATGCTGCCGTACAGAAAGCACTGGCAGCCCAGAAAAATCAATAAGCCTTTTGGATAAAGTGAATCACAATAGACACTGTAAACGAAGCCACGGGGCGGCCGCTGATACCAAGAGGCAGCAGCCGCCCAGGAAGGAGACAACAATGCAGGAGTATAAGGACTGGGACGGCAATCTTCTGCCGGATCCTGCGCCGCGAATCCATAATATACATATAGGCGACATAATTAAGACAAAGCACAAGTCCATCGAGGAGCCGCTGGAGACCCGCGGACGGGGACAACACCGATTTATCAGTGAGACCAGGGAATATGAGGTGATAGCGGTTTATCCGCGCACGATCAAGACACGAGACCGCAAGACTGGATTTACAAGGTGCTTTTCTTACGGCGACTTATTAACAATGGGAATAGAGCATCAGGGAGCAGAAGTGGAAGACATGAGAGCTACATACGGACAGGACCAGAAGAGAGAAAATCTCACTAAAAAACTTAGCTTATTCAATCCAGATTACAACCCTGACAATTATAAGAAAGGCAAAAAGAAAAATGAAAACAATAGAAAAGAAAATCCTGCCACAGTACTTTCAGGCAGTCCGGGAGGAAAAGAAGAACTTTGAGCTGCGAAAAGATGAAGATGATGTACAGCCGGGAGATGTCCTGATCTTAATGGAGTGGGAAAACGGAGAATACACTGGCCGGACAGAAGTACGCAGGATCCGGTATGTGCTCCGGGATGTACCGGAATATGGACTGATGCAGGGTTACTGTATCATCGGATGGTAAAGGAGGCAGCAGGGATGGAATTACAGGAACTTACAAATAAAGTACTGAGATTATTTGATGCGAAGACAACCGAAGATCTGCCAGAGAAATTGCTGGCTGCAGTTCAAAATAATGATGAGACAGTGTATGAAAAATTTTGTGAGAATGTAAAAGATTTGAGCATCGACTGGTTACAAATGATTTTTCAGTATTACCATGCAGATAGAACGGAAAAAATGCAGGATTATACACCTAAGAGCTTAGCTGTGTTTATGGGAAAACTTGCAGGAAAATCAGATATAGTTACAGATATGTGCGCTGGATCAGGGGCATTGACAATTCAAAAATGGAATATGGACAAGAACCAAAAATTTGAATTATATGAATATGACAGCAAGGTAATGCCATTTCTACTGTTCAATATGGCAGTTAGAAATATTGAATGTAAAGTATATCATTCAGATGTATTGAAACAGGAAGTATTTCACACATACAAAATCGCAAGAGGAAAAAAATTCGGGAGATTTACGGAAATATGAAAATGAAGAAAACATTAATATCAAATCCACCGTATAACATGAAATGGGAAATACCGCCATTCGCACAGATACAACCACGATTTTCTAAATGTTATGTAGTGCCACCTGCAAATAATGCGAATTATGCATTTGTACTAACAGGACTGGAAAAACATGACAGGTGTGTTTTCCTTCTGCCAGCCGCTATAATGAGCAGCAATCAAAAGGAGGAAAAGGCAATAAGAGAATGGTTAGTAGAGGAAAACCTGGTAGAAGCGGTGATTATCTGCCCGGACAACATGTTTGAGTCCACTGGGGTGGGAACCTGTATTATTGTTTTGGACAAAAACAAAGAACATGTAACCACGGAAATGATAGACATTAGGAATAGATATGTAGAGGAAATCAGAGATCAAAAAGGGCAATATGGTGGAACCTCTCATACTAACAGAATCTATCAGAAAAAAATAAAGGTTATTCCGGAAAAAATAATGGAAGATGTGCTGGATGCAATCAGGGAAAGAAAAAGTATTCCTGATTTTTGCAAATCAGTAAGCATTGAAAAAATAAAAGAGGATAAATATTCTCTTTTGGCGAGTCACTATCTCGATATACAGGAAGAGGAAGTAAAGCATAGGAGCTATGAAGATATAGTAGAGGACCTAAACAGGGTGGTGAGAGAAAAAAACGCATGCAAGCTCACAATCAATGAAAGTCTGGCAAAAGGAATGGGATTCGATATCGAAATGTACAAAAATGATCAGCAAGATACAGGACTCAATGAAATGCTTGTAAAATTGGGAGCACCACAGCTTGAAAAAGATAATTATTTTTCAACATCAAAGAATAAAAACGAAATCCGATTTGAGAACAACAGCAAAGATATTCTGTCAAGCATCTTGGTGATGATTATGCAGACATGGAAACAGCACATATATTACCTGAATCAGCAAGAAAATAGATATTTGGCTGAATTGCGGGATGCACTGATTCCGGATCTGATGAGTGGAAAAATTGATGTAACTTAGGATTTAGTGGAGGTAGGACATGAGCTGAAATTTACAGTAGAAAGGAGAAACATGATAATTCCAAGAGAAATAAGAGAAAAAATAGAACAGAGAAATCAGCTTGATGAAGAGATAGCTGATTGGTTCCAGGAGAATGTAGATGTTGATGGATGTGATATAAAAAACGCTTATGTGGTTGATGAACCGAAAGGAGAAGAACAGATCGAAGAGGGGGAATATTGTAAACAAACAATTTTGGGCGAGGACTGGTACATAGGACAGTATTATTGGAAGATGGACAACGGTAAGTATTTGTGCATGGATTTTGAAATTTAGTGGAGGAGAATGAGATGATGGATTTTTGCGAAGAAATAATAGCGGAAGTACAAAACCAGTTTATGATTGACTATTTGCAGGTTAAAGATTTCTTTGACGAAGATATGGGCATCCATAAAATTACTGTCACTGATCCATTGAGAAATCGACGCAAAATTTATTGTCTGGATTCGAAGGTAATTAACGAATCATTGACGATACCGATAGAAGCTGCTACCCAGTTATCATGCCGGATAGAAAAAGACTTTAGGCCTCCGAAAAATAGAAATTAGTAGTGGAGGCAGAAATAATGGATGCAAAGAGAAAAGCAATACCAAAAAGCATTAGAATGACAGTATACCAGAAGTGCGACGGCCATTGTGCTTATTGCGGATGCGACCTGGAATACAAGGATATGCAGGTTGACCATGTGGTACCACTGAATGGTTGGAGCGAACATGGGACAGACACGGTTGACAATATGCTCCCGGCCTGCCGAAGCTGCAATCATTATAAAAGCAGATCCACACTGGAAGGTTTCCGAAAAATGGTTGCCGCCATGCCTGATACTTTAATGCGTGATAGCAATACATACAAAAATGCTGTACGTTTCGGATTGGTAATACCGAACAAAAAACCGGTTGTTTTTTACTTTGAGAAATCTACGGAGGACTGTTATGGACAATGAGATTATTTCCTTTAATTTGGCAAGGATTGAAAGAGGAAGAGAAAAGCTGTGCAAATGCGATCCACCTCATTACGAGGTTGATACGGTAAACAGGATCGTAAGTTGTCAGGATTGCGGTGCTACGGTAGATGCCTTTGATGCTCTGGTTACGCTGGCGAGGCGGTATGAGCTGGTGGAGGATGCACAGCGGAAAATGCTATCTAAAGCTAAGCTATACGGAGAAATGGCAGATGCGGAATTCAGGCGGATGCGGAGGAATAAAACATTCCGGGACATGGATGAAAATCGCAGAAAAGGTTTATATCCTATATGTCCTAAATGTTCGGAAGTGATTGATCCGGTAGATATCCGGCACTGGACGGCGCATCTGGAGTGACATGAAAATTAAACCTAAAAAATATAAATGTAAGAAAAATACGAAAAAGTTGAAAAAACAAAAATATTTCTCAAA